TCGGCCTCTCTCGCCGCCCATGCAACTGCGAGTTGCTCCGCTTCGGTGAGCGTGGGCGAGCGGCACAGCGGGACGACGCCGTGATTGCCCGTCACAACCGCGTCAATCGCCTTGGCTTCCTCTTCGACGGCGTAGACATCGTAGATGCGGTCGCCGTCCGCGAGCAGGACCGCCCACGCTATCGGCTCGTTGTGGCTCACTTCGTCCGCTCCAGTAGCGTCCGCAGCGTGGCGGGGTCACCGCATGTCTTGGCGTCAACCAGCTCGGCGGCTCTCTCAATCGCCTCCCGCTCCGCGTCGGTGAGCCTCGCTCGTTTCAGTGCGTCTGCCAATCTGTGAATCATGCAGTCGCGGTGCCACATATGGCAGCCGGCACTATGCGTTTTGATCGCCCTCGGCTGGGCGTCACTCCACTCACGGTAGTCGGCAAGGATGTCAGGCATTTTCCGCTGTCCTGTCAGGCGATCCCGGCGGGTTCGGCTTGCCGGATTATCGGGCCGGTGCCTGCCCGCCGGGATCGCTGTTGCCACTCGTCGGTCGCCCCAATCGTATCGTATATGATACGAAAAGTGGTGACTTTTTCTTACGACTGGGGCGTTACTTTCCGTCCTCTAGCGTCATTGGGTCGCCGCGTACCTGACCAGCCGATCCCGGAAGTCCTTCACGCCGTCGCGGGTGTAGTTGGTCGGCAGTAGCGGGTTCACGGTGTTGTTTTGGTCTGCGATCTCTATGGGTGTGTATGAGAGCCTGACGAAGCACCGGCGGCTGCCGGCAGTTTCTGGCGGGCGTCTATGGATGACATACGGGTCAAGGACATAGCAAACGCTGGAGATGGTTCGCACAATCAACGCCGGGTCGATCCGCTCCTGAATCAGTAAGTGCAGGTTGTGGAATAGCGGATCGAAGTCTTCGGGGATGTCTACGCTTCCTTTGTAATACTCGGTTCCGCAAAAGTCTGACCAGATGTAGTTTTGCTCTGGGAGGTGGTGGTACTGCAACGAGAACCCGTCAACGTGCCACTCGTCATCGCCCTGGCTGGCGACCATGCCATTGCGGACGGTGAGGTACAGAAACGGATGTCGGGCAATGTTCGCCTGCCGGGCCTCGGCCATGCCGATCATCGGCAGCACCCATTGGAGCGAATGGGGCAACCGCAGCCCGTCGAATGGGCGGCGAATGAGCATCCGCAGGATGTGCTGCTCTTGCCTGGGGTAGTCCAGAAACAAATGGCCAAGAGATTCAGGGGCGTTGGCACCTTGAGCAAACGCCCGCAGGTCGATAGCACGCGCGGCTCGGCACTGGATACTCATGCCCGCCATCGTACCGACCTTGGCAAACGAGTCTACGCCTGTTTCGGCCGCCTCTAGCGTCTGCTGGCGATCCAGACTACGAGCGCCTGCCCGGCGAACAGCACCGCCAGCATCGCGACGCCGGGCCAAGTGATTTCGTCCATGCCCGCCATCCTATCGCCGCCGTCCAGCGAGTCTACGCCTGTTTTCGCCCCTCCGTCGCCTCCCTCGCGTGGCACGCGAGATCATCAGCGACGGCAGGGCCATCTGTCCCTACGCATGGCAGGGCAGTCTGTCGTCACATTAGTGCGTCTAGCGTCAGAGCGGCGACGGATCGGCTGGCAGCAGCGCCACCGCGTCGGCCCATGGCATGACCGTCACCGCCTGCCCTAACACTGCCTTGTCCGCGGCCTCCCACATCGCATGGAGCAAGCCGCCCGGCCCGACTTCAGTCAGAACGTCCGCGCAGAGCATCAGCCGCCCATCGGTCAGCACGCGAGGCAAGGGGACGCAGTTGGTGGAGCCGTGCAGGCCGTGCAGTTCCGCGAGCCTGCCAGCCAGTTGCGGCGTAAAGACGAGAGCCAGCGACTTGGCGGCTTCGTAGGAGATCGGCAGCGTGAGGTCTGCGAGCGTCATACGTTTCGGCCCAGGGAGGTCTGCAATGCCTGCATGGCGGCGTAATAGGCCGACACCTGCGTGTCCGTCATGCTCGCGCCGATGCTGTACGACAGGATCCTGTGGTTAGAAAACAATTGCGGCGTTCCCGCTGAATTGCTGGCATGGACAAACCAGCTATTTGCGTGTGTTGCCGGCGTTGTGTTGGCTGTTCCTGTCACTTTGCTTGTGGCATTGTTGTACGTCGTAATCGCAGTGCTGCTCGTCCGAGTGATCGTCCACAGTCCGCCTGGGAGGGTCGTTACACCGGCCGCGAAGGTGTCGTCGGTGTTTGCAGTTCCGCCCCATACGGCGCGTACCTGGACGAGGCTTGCGCCCGACAAGCGATGAGTGACCTGAAACTGGTGCGATGCGCTCGCTGTACCTAACAACGCGCGGCTACTGCCAGCGGCTAACGACGGGATGTATGCCGACAGGTGACCTGTTGCAATCCCAGGAATCGCGGCTGGCGTCAGTCCAGTAGAGAGGTACTTACTGGTGCCGTCGCCCAAGAGTCCGCCGCTCGCGCCCGTCTCGGAAAAGTCGCCGCTCACAAACGGCCCGTTGTTCGTGTCGGTGGTTCCGCCGTACTGCGTCCCGCCGAGTGACTGCCCGCGATAGAGCGGCACCAGACACGCCTCAAGGCCCGTGCCGCAGAAGAGATTCAGCCGGTAGAAGCGGTCGCGGATGCCCGCCAGGTCGATGGCGGCGCAAAAGGCGCTGACGGCTCGCATGGTCGAAGCCGACACGCTGCCTCCGTTGGCGACAACTGCCGTCCTCCAGGCGTTGGCTTCCGGGTGGACGCCAGAGGCGAGCGGACGCAAGAGGCGGGGATTCATCGGGCACATGCGGGAGCGTCTCTAGAGTGGTGATGTAAGGTCGGAGGGGTCAGCCCTTGGCCATAACCGTCATGGCACAGGTCGTCCCGCCCACAACGACGGGCACCACGTAGTTCACGGCAAAACAGGCGTCCGGGACCGGGAGAATCCCCACGGTCACCGCCGAGGTCACCGCCGCACCGTCTGCAAAGATCGCCCGCGGCGTCACGGACGGGTCTACAGTCCCGTGCCAGTTGATCTGCGTGCAGGAATTGGTGGCGGCGATCATGACGCACGCCCCGCCAAAACGGCCGAAGGGAATCATCCCTGCCGTTGTGGCTGCCGAGGAGTTGGCCGTAATCACCGAGCCGGGAGAAAAGTGCCGTGCAATCTCGTTCATAGCCGTCCCTTTACCTTGTAGGCGTGTTTTTCAATGATCTTCTCACGCAGCTCCCCGGTCTTGGCGGTCGGGTTCTTGCGCTTCTCCTTGCGAAGTTCGTCTTTGATGATGGATTCGGCCAGAACCACGCGCTTCGGCGGGGCCTCGCCGGGGTCGTAGTTCACGCTGCCGGTTACGTGCAGGCGCCTCTTGCGGGCCACGCTCAGAACATCGTCGTTGCCCGTGACCCACGCGGCCGGGTCTTTCCAGCCCCGCTTGTCGGCTATCCCGGCGCAGTAGTATTTGCCCGAGATATTGATCCCCGCCTGGCGGGCTTCCCGCGCGACGTACTGAGCCTGACGCTTCGGCATTTCGTCCAACTGCTCGTTGTTCTGCCGCCCCTCCAGGAAGGCCCTGTCAGTGCCCTTGGTCCCAGGCGGCTGCTGAAGGGCAACCATGGCCGCCCAGCGCTCCCCGTACGGGAGCGCCTTTTCGTACGCGCTCTTGGCCCAGATGCCGGCGGCTTCGATCTCAGGCGGGTATGTCATATAGGACTATTGGCCTTGGGGAGGGGCTTCGGGAGGAGGGCCAGGAGGAGGTGGCGGAGGTGGAGGGACCATGTATCGGCTGATATCCACGTTCATCGCCTTGCCCCAGTCCTCCAGCATGGCGTTGAAGATTTGCGGCTGTCCCGCCTGGAGCATGCCCTGCGCCACCGGCATCATGATCTGCATGGCGTTGTTCATGTTCTCCACCTTGGTGGCGATATTCGGCTTGCGTGCCGAGCCCGCCTCCACCCGGTAGGAATACTCCCGGACAATCGACTCCGGGTCTTCGCCCTGGACATGCATCTGCCAGGCTTGTGCAGCCATCGGTCCAAGAACGGGCGCAACGTCTTGGGGGTAAATCAACCATCGGGCCAAGAGCGCTTCCTTCCTGGCCACCTCAGACAGGGCGTCCTCCAGGATGTTGGCGTAGTCGTCGGGCCTCACGGAAATCTGCTCAGACTTCACGGCGGCTTCTGCTGCCGACCTGAAGGAGGCCCTGGTCATACCGTAAATTAACTCTGTCAGACCGACGCGGCGGTCGAACAGGTCCGTCACGGCCTGGATGATGTTGTACATGTCCTGGGTGACACCAGGCATCTGGAAGACCGAGATCACATCATTGACTGACCGACCGACAGACTCGCTGATTTCAACGATGTTGAAACCGCCCTCGTTCTTCTCCAGGATCTTGGCCTTGAGGTCCGGGTCGGCATGCTTGGCAACACCAATCAGCGTCTGGCTGGAGGTCGCAATCCGGGTCGCCAAGAACGACATCGCCCAGTTGATGAATCGCAACTCTCCAATTCCCGGACGAATCAGGGAGATCGGCCAGGAATACCCGGGCTTGCCATGCCACGCCAAGGGGGTGAACGGCCAGCCGCTTGGCTCTGCCCAGAAGGGGATGGGCCACTGGGCCGCCATGAACAGCGCTTGCGGAATCCCCGTCTCGTCCACTTCCTCTTGCAACATAGCCGGAGGGATGTTCAGTGGAAAATCAACACCCTCCGCCACAACTATGTAGCAATTCGGACCAAGGGCATCGAACTTTCCTCGCAAGTCTTGGTCGGCGTCCTTGAGCCTGTCTCCGAATCCCGTCTTGGAGTAAATCTCCCAGTAGACGATCAGGTCGTTCGTCTTGCCGGTCTTCTTCTCATGCTGATAGCCACGCTCGGTGGAGTCAGCCTGGCGAGAATAGGATTCGACCGAACCCTTCAGGTCTTCCCGGGACAAGCCGAACTTGGCGGCCACTTCATCGATGGGCTGGATTCTCCGCCTGGCCGCCCAGCGGATGTCCTCAAACTCATCCGCATCCGGATCCCAGACCAGATTGTCGATGGTGTCGTAGAACGACCCGGCCATCCGCGTCTGCCCGCCGGGAGGGGTGTACAGCTCATGCCACCACACTCCCGCGCCTTTGATGAACGCTTCCTCCACCACTTTGCGAGAGTGGTGCTTGAGGTTCAGTTCATTGGGGGTGTAGTTGAGATAATCTTCCAGGAGCTTGGCAATGACCTTCCGCCGCTCCAGCATCATCTGCTGCTGCTGGAACATCTGCTGGTACTGCATCATCCCCGGGTCGGGCATCATCACCGGCTGGCCATCCGGACCCATGACAGGCTGGCCGTCAGGCCCCATCTGCGGGACCGGAGGCTGGGGAAAGATACCCAAGAGCTGCGGCCCGATGACCGGGTAGTCCTTGGGGGTCACCGTCCTGGTCGGATTGCGGTGATGGATGACTGCCGTAAACAAACGGACGGCCTCCCAAACGCGGTTGACCATCATCCGGAACGGCGGCGGATCGATGCCCTTGTTGTACCCACGCTCTCCGCGGGAGTAGGAGTCCTTCCACATGAAATCGGGGTCGCCGGCAAAGAACCCCATGGCTTCGTCTGCATCGGCCTGAAACGCAGATTTATACTTCTGCGCCTGCTTCAAACAGCTCAGCCAGCGCGCCACCAGTGGCTTTATCGGATTTTCCTGGCTCATCCCGCAGCCTGCCTCTCGTCGCCCACCAGTCCCTCAAGCTCCCTGACCCGCTCTCGTAGCGAACGCAACTCGCGCATCACATCAACGTGCAGTAGCTTGTGGTCCGACCCAGAAACCACCGCCAGATTCTCTGGCCGATTGTCGTCCTTAACGCCGTTGATGTGATGCACATGCTCGTCATCGCCAAGCATTCGGCCAAGCTTTTCCGCCATTACCAGGCGATGCTCCAGAACGTAGCCGTTTTTCCCAGACATAGGATGGTTGCGGCGAAGCAGATAGATGTACCCGCCCGCAGTAGATGTCCTTCCGCCCTTCCAGATCGGATTGTTCTCGCCCGCCAGACGCCAGCCTGGCGGGCGAGAAATTCCGAGCTTGCTGAGGCGGCGACTCACTGGCGAACGAGTCACCCCGTACATATCCGCGATCTCGTAGCTGCTCTTTCCGAGCCCTATGTACAGATGCCGAAGCTGCTGTTCGTCCAAGGCGTCCATGGCCCGGCGTCTGTCCCGAACGGCATAGCCACCCTGCCGCAGATGCCGCGACAGGGTGTTTACGCTCTTCGGCATGCCGTCCATGCGGACGATCTTATTCAGCGACAGGCCCTCGTCGTTGTGGAGTCGGTTGGCCTCGGCAACGTCAAAGGACACTTCTGGCATTCTGGTTCTCCTACCGACTAGTGTCCGGTTAAGCCTTTTTCGGGGCTGTGGCGGCCACCTTCTTGTCCAGGAGGCTGACTTTCTCGCTCAGAATGGAGATCGTCGGATCCTTGGGCTTGTGTTCCCAGTAGCCGTACCGCTTCCAATCCGGGAACTCGTTCACTCCCGGGTCGGTCAGGTGGTGGACCGAGGGCTTCACCACGCCGCCCAGTTCGCCCGCAATGGCCCAGAGGGTGAGGGTGCGGGAGGCCAGGACCGACACAAACGCCGGGACCGGGGTGGCCCCTTCATGGGCGTAGAACAGCACAATGTCGCCCAACTCAGCCTTGGGCATGTCAAAGGAACTCACGGCAATCTCCTGCTGGGCCCGAGGATTACGTGGGGGTCGGTGGACTCCCGCTGGCGGCGCTTGCGCTCCGACAGCCACTTCACCCACCAAGGATCGGGACCGTAAGTCCGTGGGGGTGCGTGGTATTTGGGTTCGTAGGCGCAGAGGTACTCAAGCGACTGGCAGGCGTGAACCTCGCCGCGGGTCTGCGGCTGGTCGGTCACAAAGACCTGCCCGTTGACCGTCGTCGTCTTCTTGCGATACCGCTTCAGTTCCCGAATCAGGTTGGGGCAGGAACCCTCCAGGATCTTGAGCCTGGTCGTCCCGTCGCCCTGGATATGGAGCAGTTGACGAACGATGGACGTTCTGGCCGGGATGTCATCGGAGCCCGGGATAAACCCATGCCCGCCGATGGTGAAGCGAATCTTCCGCTTCTTCAGCTCTTCGGAGTACAGCTCATGCGGCAATCGTCCTGAACCAAGATCACGGAGCAAACCACCGTGCATGTCCATGATCGCCGCGTGAATGTGCTGACTCAGAACCTTCACCCCAAACTGCTCGCCCCAGATCAGCGCGTTGCAGTTCCGGATGTACAGTTCGTCATACACAACCAGGAATCGCTCATGCGGCGGGACTGCGGCGAATAGCGTTGCCATCACCGCATGGCCAGGGTCAATCGCCACATACCGCGTCCAGTCAGGCGGAATGACCCCATCCTTCAACTCCGCCCGCGGCAGGATATGCACGCTGCGGTTGAACGTCGGGTACATGAGCGTGGATTCGGTGGTGAACTCACCCTCGGCACGCATCCGGACTTCGTCGGCGCCCAGAGCGGACCAGCGTTCGATGTTCTTTCGCTTTTCCTCAGAATCAATAAAGTCGTTGTCCAAAAATCTGAACGTGAACTTCTTGATGATTGGATTCTCTTGCCCCTCCTCCACCGCTCGGTCGGCACGTTCGCACAGGCCAAGGAGCGCATCGTTCCGGGACCAGGGCATGGCAGACCAGACGAAGCGACCCTTGCGGTCTGCCAAACGCGCCTGAGATTCACCGACGAACGCTTCGTTTGTAACGTCCTCGTCAATCCAAATTAGGTCGGCCTGGTAGCCTTGGGGGGGCTCTCCTTCTGAGGAGAAACACCAGATCGTCCAGCCGTTCGTCAGCTCCAGCTTGTTGAGGTAGCCGGCGTTCTTCAGCACCCAGGAGACATCCTTCACCAGCCGCGGCGGGATCAGCGGGGGAGCGGGCTTGCTCTTGCTCTTGTCATCACCCGGGCGGATGGATCTCCACTGGCCCGTTTTCTCATCCTTGATGATCCGAAACGCCCCGGCTTTGAGGAGAATCGGATAAATCACCAAGCCAATGTGGGGCCAGTTCCGGCCGATGATTGCGAGGTTGCCGCCTTCTTTGGGGTACTTGCCGTATGGATCCTGCCCCGTAGCTGCGCGGGCCGCTTCCACCGCCACGGCCAGAGTTTTCCCGCCTCGGTTACCACCCAGAACAATCCGCTCCGAGGCCAGGCACTTGTGGAACTCATCCTGGTGCGGCATGGGTTCATACAGCCGGAGCGACTCTAGCCGCCGCTCCGTGAGGGCGGTCTGGACATCCTTGAGCTGCCCTAGCTGATGCTGGGTGACGTTCCCCAGCGGACCTTCAGGAGTCGGTGGGGGCGGAATTTGGCGGGGGTGTTTCTTCATATTCGCCACAGAAATCAGTGGGCATCGTCTCGGGGAATCGGTCCCAAG